ACTTCCCGCAGGCTGTGGGAGCGGGTGGTCTTACGTCCGCAGAGCAGATTGCTCGGTTTGTGCAGCAGGCTGAACAGCGGATTTATAACTCTATCCAGTTCCCAGCCCTGCGGAAAAACGTAACGGGTAGTGCCACGGCAAGCAATAAGTATTTGGCTACCCCGGTTGATTGGCTGGCTACGTTTTCCCTTGCCAGAATTAACGCCGATGGTAGCTATAACTACCTGCTAAATAAGGATGTGAATTACATCCGTGAGGCATTTCCGTTCCCGGCTACCACAGGCGCTCCAACTCACTACGCTATATTTGACGACAATACCTTTATTCTTGGGCCGACTCCAGACGCCTCTTACAGCATGGAGTTGCACTATTTCTACTACCCAACCTCAATTACCACGGCTGGTACATCATGGCTTGGGGACAACCTTGACTCACTGTTGCTTTACGGCTCCTTACTTGAGGCTGCGTCATTTATGAAGTCTGAGGCAGATACAGTAAAGAATTACATGGATCGGTACAACGAAGCATTTACGATGGCTAAACAGCTTGGCGAAGGTAAAGATCGTCAGGATATGTATCGCACACCTCAAATACGGTATCCGGTGAAATAACATGGCATTCCAAGGCAACTTCACCTGTAATTCGTTCAAGGAAGCCTTATTTAAGGGCGATGTGGACTTCTTGGTGGATACCATCAAGATCGCCCTATACGACAACACGGCAACTCTAAACGCTTCGACTACGGCTTATACGACCACTGGAGAAGTAACGGCTTCTGGTTACACGGCTACAGGGAATACCCTAACCCCGTCGGTAACTTTAGGTTCTGATGGCATAGCATATGTGGACTTTGCCGATACCTCTTGGACTGCGTCTATTACAGCCCGTGGTGCGTTGATATACAAGGATGGCGGTACGGCTATCTGCGTTCTGGACTTTGGTTCTGATAAGACTTCTGTTACAACATTTACCGTGCAGTTCCCTACTAACGATTCAAGTTCAGCCCTCATACGATTAAATTAAGGATAAAGATGAGCACAGCACTAACAGGCGTTATAGGAAAACCTCCAGTGGTCACGGTCAGCAATGTCCGTCCTTTGGAGAAAGACCTGTACCGCATGATGTGGGAGAAGCCTGAGTATCGCAATGTAGCCCCGGGTGAGGGTGCGGCGTTTGATTTTATGTCTCAGGCCAAGCCTCCCCGTGGTGCTTCTGTTATCGACCTTGGCTGCGGTACAGGCCGTGGGGCTTTAAACCTAGCCTTCTTTGGCGGATTAGACGTAACGATGGTTGACTTTGCTGACAACTGTTTAGACCCCGACATCCGTCCCATGCTTGAGACCCAGAGCCATGCCCTGCGGTTTAAGGAGCACGACCTATCCCAGCCCTTGGACATCAAGGCGGCGTATGGCTTTTGTACGGACGTTATGGAGCATATCCGCCCCCATCACGTAGACCGTGTCTTAGATAACTGCCTAGACGCCTGCCAGCACGTATTCTTCCAGATCAGCACCCAAGACGATGAGATGGGCAAGATCGTAGGCCACAGGCTTCACCTGAGCGTCCACCCCTATGAGTGGTGGCTCAATAAGTTCAACGAGCGCAAGTGCTTGATCCACTGGTCAAAAGAGGCCGACGGCTACGCTTACTTTTATGTCTCGGCATGGATGTCGGGCAAGGAGTTTGTTGATAGGGGCGTTCTAAATACGACTGAGGAAAAGGTCAAAGAGAACGTCAAGGCCAACATTACCTTGGGATTCCAGCAGGTTCAGCCCTACCCCACGAATGACGTAGAGGTGATGATTGTGGGCGGTGGCCCATCCTTGGCTGAGAATATCGAGGAAATCCGCAAACTGCGTGAAGACGGGGTCAAACTCGTTACCATCAATAACGCCTATAAGTTCTGTATCGACCACGGAATCAAGCCTTCAGCGATGGTCATGGTAGATGCCCGGGAGTTTAATAGCCGGTTTGTAGAACCCATCATCCCTGAGTGCAAGTACTTTATTGCCTCCCAGTGTGATCCTTCGGTATTTGCCAAGGTTCCTAAAGAGCAGACCTATATCTGGCACACCAGTGCGGACATGATCAATGAACTGCTGGCAAACCAATATCAGCGCTGGTTCCCGGTTCCGGGCGGTTCCACGGTCTTGTTAAGGGCTATCCCTTTGTTTAGAATGTTGGGATTCAAACGATTCCATATTTTTGGTTGTGATTCATGCTTGGACGGCGATAAGCACCATGCCTACGAACAGAAAGAAAATGATGGTCAGCCTGTAGTCCCGGTTAATGTTGGAGGCAAAATTTTCCAATGTCATCCTTGGATGGTATCTCAGGCTCAGGAGTTCGTTGACTTAATCAAGATGTTGGGTGACGAGATTGAGTTAGATGTTCGTGGCGGGTTACTCCGTCATATTTTAGAAACTGGCGCTTCGTGCGCTGATTTAAAGGAGATTTAAAATGGCTGCATCTGCATGGCAACTCTATAACAGCGCCAAAAAGTATATCGGTAATGGCACGATTACTTTAGGTGCTGGTGTATTTAAAATGTTATTGGCTCAGTCTGCTAGTAACACCTCAACATTTACCCTAAGTACTTATGCTTCGATCACTAATGAGATCTCGGCTACGGGCGGGTACGTGACGGGCGGTAAGAACCTTGTTCCGGCAACGGGTCAATGGACTGTTGGTGCTTCGGCAAAACAACAGAAGTTCACTTACTCGACAGTAGGTCTGACATTTACGGCTTCCGGCGCTTCGTTGACTAACGTTAAGTACGCTGTGATTCGTAACTCGACCGGTGCTGGCGCAGGTAAACTTCTGTGCTTCTGCCAATTGTCAACTACACAGTTCACGGTAACTTCGCCAAATACACTGACCATTCTTCCTGCTGCTACCGGCGTATTTACTCTGACCTAAAAAGAGGTTAGATCATGGCGCTTGTCATAAAGGATCGGGTTAAAGAGACCTCGACCACGACTGGTACTGGCACGTTTACGCTTGCTGGTGCTGCGACTGGTTTTCAGTCTTTTTCTGCGATTGGTGACGGAAATACGACGTTCTACACTATTGCTTTAGTAGGCGGCAGTGAGTGGGAAGTTGGTATTGGAACCTATACATCCTCTGGGACTACGCTCTCAAGAGATACGATTCTTTCGTCAAGTAACTCTGGAAACGCTGTTAATTTTTCTGCGGGAACGAAGGACGTATTTGTTACCTACCCATCCGAAAGAGCAATCACTGGCGGGGGTGGGGGCATAGGCGCCTTAGTAGTAAACGCAACAACGGTTACAGACAGTTATACGGTTGCAACTGGAACTAACGCTCAATCGGTTGGGCCGATAACCATCGACAGTGGGAAAACAGTCACAGTAAGTTCAGGTCAACGCTGGCTGGTGGTCTAAATGTTCGGCTTCTACCCCTTTGCCGGAGCGCCGTTTGCTGACGTAGGTGAAAGTGTAGTCAATACCAGCATCACCGCTGGTACTGGGTCGTTAACTATTGCGGGTGTAGCACCAACTGTTTTACAAGATGTACGTATTACCCCGGCTGTAGGATCGCTGGTCTTGGCAGGGTCTAATGCAGAGACTCGGACGGACTTCTTCCTTACGCCACAGGCTGGTGCTTTAACGCTTGTTGGGGCGGCTCCTACGCCAGTTACAGAAACGGTAGTTACGCCTACTGGGGGAGCCTTATTAATTGGCTCTGTTCCTTCTATAGTAGTAAGCGGAACAATAATTCAAACGCAGGTCGGGGCGTTGACTCTGGCTGGCGTGGCTCCGGTAGTACGCACAGACTTCTTTATACAGCCGCAGGTCGGTGCTTTAGTTGTTGCTGGGGCAGCCCCAACGGTTCTGTTAGATAAACGTATCGTTACCCAGACCGGGGCTGTAGTCATCCAAGGCTTTGCCCCGATAGACATTGAAGACGACATTATTACGCCTACTGGCGGCGCGGTTCTAATTGGATCTGCTCCGAGCGTAGTTGTTGGCGGTACGCTTATTACCCCTAGTGTTGGATCTGCTGTAATTGCAGGGGTTGCCCCTGTAGTCCGGACGAGTTTCTTCATTACCCCTGACGCAGAGGATTTGTCCTTGGCTGGGGGAGCACCAGTAGTTTTCAGAAATATTGACTTTTTTATACCCACAGGAAGCATTACATCTCAAGGATTTGCGCCATCAATAGCACCGGGCGTACCAATTGAGGTACCTACAACGGCTTTAAATCTGGCTGGGGCGGCTCCAACTTTATCTCGCGGTAGTGTAGTTACCCCGACGGGCGGCGCCGCTATAATAGGTACTGCACCTGTAGTATTGATTTCTGGAAGTGTGGCTATCCCAAATACCGCTAGTTTGGCATTAGTTGGGGGCATTCCTGATGTATCGAAGTTCCTAACCCCATCGGCTGGGGCGGTTTCTTTGGTTGGCGGAGCACCTACTGCTTCTAAATTTATTACCCCGGGGGCAGCGGTACTAAGTATTGTTGGGGCGCAACCTGCAATAGATCAAGAGGAAAACCCACAAACCGGATCCTTAACACTTATAGGGCACGCACCTTCGGCAACTATTAGTCGGGTTATTACGCCAGCCAGAGGCCAATTGACTTTAGTAGGTGGTACGGCAACTGTGCAGAACCCCAATTGGGTGCCGATTAACGATGGACAAACACCGGGCTGGAGTGATATAAACGATCAGCAAACGCCCAATTGGCTTCCAATAGCGGCTTAAAGGGAAACATATGGCAAGTACTTATTCAGCCTTAAAAATCGAACTTATCGGCACCGGGGATCAGACCGGTACGTGGGGCACGACCACTAATACTAACCTTGGCACAGCCCTAGAGGAGGCCATTGTTGGTAGAGCTACGGCAAATTTTACCACTGACGGTAACTTAACCCTGACGTTGACAGATTCAAACGCAACTCAGGTAGCCCGTAATCTGGTGCTTAACTGCATTTCTGGCGTTAGTTTGACGGCTACCCGTGACCTGATTGTTCCTGCTATTGAGAAGCCATACATCATTCAAAACAATACTACGGGAAGCCAGTCGATTCGGGTAATTGTTGCGGGTGCTTCGGTAACGGTTCCTAATGGCAAGACGGCTTACATCTATAACGATGGCACCGATATAAAATATGCGTTTGACCAGACGGGCAACTTAAATGTTGGCGGTACTTTAGGGGTTACAGGGGCTTTAACGACTTCTAGCACAGCCTCTTTTGGCGGCAACACGGCGATCACAGGTACCTTGAGCGCAACTGGAGATGGTACGTTTTCTGGTACAGGGGCCGTAAAAATGCCGGTTGGGACGGTAGCGCAACGTCCTAGTCCAGCCAAAGGAATGTTCCGATTTAATGACGATTCAGACGAGTTTGAAGGTTACGACGGGTCTAATTGGGGAGCCATTGGTGGTGGCGGTCAAGCCGGGGGTGCAATTTTAGTAAATAACACCACCGCATCTGCTTCTTACATAATCGCCAGCGGTGAGAATGGTTTATCAGTTGGGCCAATCACCGTTAATAGCGGAGTCACAATCACGGTTAGTTCAGGCCAGCGTTGGCTGGTTTTATAAGGAGTAAGGTATGAGTTTAATTTTAAGTGGATCTGACGGCGTATCCGACATTGACGGTTCAGCCTCAACCCCGGCTATTCGTGGCACGGACGCTAATACGGGTATCTTCTTCCCTGCTGCTGACACTATTGCCTTTGCAGAGGGTGGCGCGGAGCGTATGCGGATCGACTCCAGCGGTAATTTGCTGGTTGGTACGACTTCTGCATCCAGCATTACTGGTTGGAGTGGCAGTGCTGTTGGTCAAACAATCCAAAGCGCACAACCCGTACTTGCAATCGTAGATAGCGATGACACAACCAACTTTGTTACATGGTTGGCAGACGTTGGTGGAACCACATATCTTTATGGCAAGGGAGCGTACCCTCTAATTCTTGGCACATCCAACACAGAACGTATGCGTATCGACTCCAGCGGTAATGTGGGGATTGGTGCAACAAGCCTCACCGGAAAGTTGACCGTCAGGCAGTCCACTGATGCCACCAATGGCGGCATCGTCATTGAAGACACTAGTGGCGGCGGCGCAGTAATTTCTCGTTTGACCGACGGTGGCTTGACTTTCCGCAACGGCGGTTTGGAACGCGCCCGTATCACCAGCGGTGGTGAGTTGTTGGTGGGGACTACGAGTGCGTCATTTGCTGGAGCAACCAGACAATTCGTTGTCAACAACTCAGGTGGATTTGCAGCAGGGTTTGGTAATACAACCGCAGGAAATGAAACCGTAGTTATCCAAAATGGTGATACATCTGGCACACGCCGACTTGTCGTATTTAAAGCTGGTACAACAGGGGTTGGAGAGATATCCTCAAACGGAACCACGACTACATACGCAACATCATCTGATTACCGCCTAAAAGAAAATGTTGCACCTATGACAGGTGCGCTTGCAAAGGTCTTAGAACTTAACCCAGTTACCTACACTTGGAAGTCTGACGGCTCTGACGGTCAAGGTTTTATTGCTCACGAACTTCAAGAAGTGTACCCTGATGCAGTGTCTGGCGAGAAAGATGGCGAGAAAATGCAGGGTGTGGACTACGGCAAACTTACCCCAATCCTGACTGCGGCACTTCAAGAAGCAATTACCAAGATTGAAACCCTTGAGGCTCGTATTGCCGTATTGGAGGCAAAATGAAAACTCTGACCGCTGAGAACAATTTTGGGCGCACCAAACAGACCATTGCGTTGGCTGACATTATGGTTGACGAAGAACATTCGGTTGTGGATGTTGCAAACAACTGGGCGGTATTTCCACGGCATCTTCAAGTTGCAACCAGCATTGCCTCGCAAGGGCTAAAAAATCCAATCATTGTGTTGGCTAGTGCTGACAAGTATCGATTTACTGCTTCTGGTGGCAGGATTCAATTTGCGGTGGTAAACGGCTACACACACATTGACGCAATTGTTCTAACGGAAGAAGCAGATGTAAGACCGCTAATGGTTGAGCAAGCACAAACCGAAGAGCAATACCTTGACCCTCAATATATCACACGCTGGTGGGAGCAAGAAGAAACCACCGAACCATTATCTGCGGATGCGCCGCAGAGTCAGGAGTAACACATGAGCAAAATAGCACTAGAAGGCAACGCAAGCGGTACAGGTACATTTACCGTTGCTGCCCCGAACTCAAACTCAAACTACACGCTGACGTTACCGCAGTCCACCGGCACAGTCGTAGTTACTGGCGGAGCGCAGACTATTGAGTTTGCTGCAGGTACTGCTTCAACACCATCCATCACCTTCACAGGTGACACAAACACAGGAATCTTCTCCCCTGCCGCAGATACCATTGCCTTTACGGAGGGTGGTGCGGAAAGTATGCGGATAGACTCCAGCGGTAATGTTTTGGTGGGTTCAACATCCAATTCAAATACCGCCAGAATGAAAATTGACGGCGGAACAAGAACAATTAAATTTTTTGATTTAACTGCAACTGGCGGTGAAAACTGGATTTTTGACTCTACAAACACAGTAAGCAGTACTGATGTATTTGGTATTTATGCTTTGGGAGCAACAGGACTATACATTCAAGACAATGGTAATGTGGGGATTGGTACGACGAGTCCGGGAACAAGACTGCACGTTACCGGAAGCAACGGTCTTTTTGCACAGTTCCTAAACTCAACAAACAACACTGGCGAAGGGATTGCGATTGGTTCAGGGAGTAGCCTTGGGCGTATTTCTACCAACGGCGCAAGCACAGCCATGGCGTTTGAGATTAACGCCACAGAACGCGCCCGTATCGACTCCAGCGGTTATTTTTATGTAAATAACATGGCTGTTGGCGGTACAGCAAACTTGCATTGGTCATCTGGTGCTGGTCAGTTTTTTGTAACCTCGTCATCTCGCAGATTTAAGCACGACATTACCGATTACGACAAAGGCTTGGCTGAAGTTATGCAGATGCAGCCAAAGTATTTTGTTTACAACGAGGAGCCCAGTCAAAAACAGCGGGTTGGTTTTATCGCAGAAGATTTCCATGACCTTGGCATGACCGAGTTTGTTGAGTACTGGAAAGACGAAAATGACCAAGATACCCCAAGCGAAATTGGTTATAGCAACATGGTTGCCATTCTTGTGAAGTCCATCCAAGAACTCAAAGCAATAAACGATGCACAGGCAACCCGCATCGAGACCCTAGAAACTAAAGTAGCAGCATTGGAGAACAAATAATGCCAAGCACCATACTTTCAGATAACGGCGTATCTTCGGGCACGGCTGGTATTAAAACCACTGGATCGAATGACGGCATATTAGAACTACAGACCACAACCGCTGGGGGCACGGCTACCACGGCAGTGTCAATAAATACCACACAACAAGTTGCCGTTACAGCAGGAACAGCAGCAGCCCCTTCAATAATCCCCTCGGGTGATACTAATACAGGCATATTCTTCCCAGCGGCAGATACAGTAGCGATTGCTGCTGGAGGGTCAAACAAAGCGCAGTTTGGCACAGGGTCAGCGACTATTGATGGACTCACCGTAGGCCGTGGCGCAGGTGCTGTAGCCACCAACACTGCGGTGGGTGCAAGTGCTTTGGCAAGTACAAGTTCAGGTTTACAAAACACAGCAATTGGTTCAAACGCTGCCCAATACCAAACAAACAATAACAACACGGCGCTTGGTTATAACGCCATGCTTGGTGTCAGCGGTTCTTCTGCTGGAGGCTCAAATACCGCAATTGGCAGCAACTCCCTTGCTGGTTTGACAACCGGAAACTTTAATACTGCACTTGGTCAGCAAGCCCTCCTCTCCAACACCACAGCATCTAACAACACTGCTGTAGGTTATCAGACCCTTGATGCGGTAACTACTGGAGGCGGAAATGTTGCTTTTGGTAACTCTGCTGGTGGTTCTCTTACGACAGAAAGTTCTAACACTTTTATTGGCGAAGGTAGCGGCTCAAGTACAACCGGTGGCTCAAACACATTCTTAGGTCGTGATTCTGCATATTTGGTAACTTCTGGCACAAAAAACACCGTCATTGGTCGATATTCCGGCAACCAAGGTGGCCTAGACATTCGCACAGCAAGCAACTACATCGTGCTGTCTGATGGGGATGGGAATCCACGTTCATGGTTTGGCGCAAATGGTGCTGGAACAAACTGGGCTTGTGCAAAAGATGATGGCGACATCACTATGTTATACGGGCCAGC